AGCTGCTATACTCCATGTACCAGCAGTAATCTGAGTAATATTAGGATCACTAGCATCTGTTATAAAAGAAGCTATTACCCCTGCTCCAGTCTTACCAAAATCAGTTGAACTAGCGACTATTTGAGTTGTGCTTAACTCTCTACAAGCAAAGCCATTTACAGTTACTCCTTGATTTATAGAACCATTGAAATAGTATTGCTTATTTGTGTCGTACTTATATAATACTATATTCGTTCCGTTTATTACTGATGCCATTATTTATAAGTTATTATTTTATAGATTTATATTTAAGTTTAGATTCCAGAAAGGACCAAGTTGACCTACATCTGTGATATAATTAGGAACTAAGAATATTAAAGATTCATCATAATATATTTCAATTAATTGTAATGAGTTTGTTTCATCTGCATAAGGAGATAAAGTAAGCCTATTAGCAGTAAACTTTTTACCATTATAGCTTAAACTACCTGTACTAGAATCAGTAACAGTAAATACTTTATCTAAATACACATAGCCATTTGTTCCTTTTATAGCTCCTATGTCAGCTTCAAGAGTTGCAATGTTTCTTTGGTATATTTTTATATATTGATATGCCAAGTATTCTATTGGTAAAACACCACCTACAAGTAAGCCTACGCTTTGGAAATTCCAAGTCTTTAAAAATACGCCTGAACTATTAAATAAAGAACCAAATGTTAAAATCTGTTGGTTATAGGTATTAGGATATATTTGACCATAAGGTTGTTCAAAAACCTCTGCCGTACTCTTGTCAGTAGAAGTACTATTTTGTATTACAGCAAACTTTACCTCTGTTTCTCCTTGTATTAATTTAAAGTTTCTTATAAATGTAGATCCTGCATCACATCTTATTTTTACATTTATATAGCCCATTAAAAACTGTTCTAAACCTGAATTAAAATTTGTAAAAAATGGAGGTATTTGTAAACTAAATACGTCATAATTAGCTGTTTGGGAAGCAGCAGGAAAAGTTATATAAGTACTTGATGATGTTACCCAAGCTCCGCTATTATTTAAATATTTATTACCTGAACCAGTTTCTAATAAAGCAATTTGTATTTTTATTGCATTAGTATTTTTATGCTCACAGCTAAAAGTAATTGGGAAACCACCCATATAAGGGGTGTAAACGTATGGTTGTATTATTTGTAGTATTTCTAAGTCAGCAATGCCTGTTCCAGCAGTTAAACTATAATCATTTAACTGTTGAGCAGGGTCATCAATAACAGTCGCTGCTGCTGTACCAGTTAAAGTAGTTCTCCATCCAGTTGCTGATATATTAGGTGCAGTTCCTGTTATAGTTTTTAAATCAGCATTGTGTATAAGGTTAATTGGACTCCTATATTCACTTCTTACCTCTACATTAAAAAAACCTTTTCTTAATATTTTAGTTTGAGAGTTATTGATAAAATGCACATTATTGCTTGTATAAGGTGCAATATTAATAGTATTATTAAGTACACCTGATGAATCTATTGTTATACTAGATGGTCCAATTAAATATCTTGTAAAATATCTTGTTGATGCAGCAGTTTCCATAGTCGCAGATATATACCAATCTCCATTAGCTTGGTACATTCTACAGTTAAACGTTCTAAGTATATTTTCTAGTATATCATAATAACTAACTCCTACAAAATCTCTTCTATATTGATATATCTGACTAAATGGTTCATTTGATATATTATCAGCCCTTTTTTGCATACCATCAGCAAAAAATGAACAAGCTATATTTAAATATAAATCAGAAGGATAACCAAGATATCTTAAAGCAATACCAATTATATCAAGATGCTGTGCTAATGAATTTATACTATTATCTACTACATATTCTTGATCTTGCAAAAAAGATATACCATCTATAGCAATTAAAGATGATTGAGATAATCCTGTAGAAAATCCTACTTCAGAATAGTCATTAAATAAGTAACCTCTCCATATTACTGTAGAAGCTTCTTTTAATAAAACATAATATAATCTAGCATTAGATGATAATACATTTGGATATTGATTATAGTCATCTTCTGTTTCAAGTAAAAAACTAAACTCTAACTGAGTTGATATAATAGCAGGATATGGATATTCGTTTGATGAGTTAGGTCTTAAACTTATAGATGTTGGTATGTATGTTTTTACACTACCTACATAATCCTCTTGATATATTTCAATAACTTGAGAATTACCATTTTTAAGTATCTGACTTAATGTATATCTTAATCCGTATGCCATTATGCTAAGCTAATATTTTGTCCTTTTAGATTAGATGCCTTTTGTGCTCTATTTGTAGCCAATAATAAATCTTGTCCTCTAAGTACAAATGTACCGCCTCCTCCGCCACCAATCATTGACTTTAATTTGTCTAAAGGTGCGATAACCTCAGGGTTATTAGCAGCACCTGGATATTCTCCTACAAGACCCATAGTTGGTCCTGATACGATACCACCATTAGCAAATGCAGTAGCTTTTTTATCGCTTAATTTATTCTTTAAAGCAGATCCTGCTGCAACTGCTGCAATACCAGCAACAAGAGCCGCAGGCCAGGTACCAGGATTTTTAAACAACTCAGCAACCGCACCATTAGTAACAGCATAAGCAATCAATGCTTTACCTATTGATGATAAAGCATCTGCTAATATTGTACCTAATTTTGTAAAATCAAATTCTTTACCTGACATTAATTCTCCTAATTGCTGTCCAAATGCTGTCAGCATATCAATATTTAATTGATTGAATGTGTTTTGTAGTGTTTGCCCTAACTGCTCTAATGGATCAACTAACCCACCCATTCCAGCTTCTAAATTCTTAATAGCATTAGCATATTCAACAGTCGATATATTAGCAGCATCTAAAGCAGCTTTTTTCTCTTTAAGTTTGTCTATAGCTAATTGATAAGCTTCTTTTTGTGCATTATAATTACCTCTTGTAGCTCTTAATGTTTGATCAAGTTCAATTTTAACATTTTTAATATTCTCATTGTTTAAATCAGAATTTATCTTTTTAATGCCATTAGCTATATCTTCTCTATTCTTTAATATTACTTTAGCTATATCAGCTTCTATCTTTTCATAATCCTTAGTATTTTTTTCTGCAATAGCCATTAAAGCTCTACCTTCTTCTTGAATATTTATCTTTTTTTGAAGAGCAAAGTTTTTTCTAATTATTTCAATTTGTGCAGCAGTCTTTCCTTCTATCTCAGCCCTCTTAACAGCTAGTCTTTCTTCTTCTGCTATGATTTCAGCACCATATTTATAAAATAAATATAAATCGTCTTTATAATATTTTTGTTGCTGCTTAAGTAATTCTAAGTTATTTGTGTCTATTTCAACCTTAGGTGGCTTAACTGTATTTACCTTTTCAAAAGGATTAATACCTTGTTTTTTATTAACCTGATCTAAAGTGCCCTCTAATGACCTTATCATTGTTTCTGCTTGACTTATTTCTAATGCCATAGCAGGTAAATCATCATACCCAAATAAAGTTTTTAATAATCCAGGACTTCTTTTTTGTATTCCTTTAGCTAATTCATATTTTTGCTTTTGCTCTAATACTTTATTTTGTAATTCTGATAAGTTTTTAGAAGTAACTTCTTGTAAGTTTTGTTTTCTTAATGCTTCTGTATATAATTTTACAGGTATAATTGCTTCTTCAATAGTGCTTATCTTGTCGGCTTCTTCCTTGTTTACACCAGATAAAACCTTTTTTATCTCCTTTAAAGCGTTTAATCTTACTGTTTCAGAATTACTATAATTTAAACCTACTCTAATTAAACTTTCTAGGTTATTCTCTTCAGCAGTTGTTGAGTTTACAGCCTTTCTTAACTCGTCATTAGCATTTTTAAGACTTGTAGTAAAATCATCTGTAGATTTTTTAGCTCCAAATATTCCCATATCGTAAGCTGTAACTGCTGCCGTTAAAGCAGAAAATGCCACCATAGCAGGACCAGCAATACCAGCAATACTACCAGCTAATGCAGGTAAGTTATTTTGAATACCCCTAAATCCAAAAGGTAAATCCTGTATTACTAAGGCTAGATTATTCCATTGTATATTAGATTGCCTTACAGAATTTCCTGTTTTTGTTGCTGCTCTTCCTGCATTTCCTAAAGCTCTTTCTGCACCATTAATTGATGCTTCAGCCTTATTCATCTCATCGGCAAACATTTTTACATCTTTACCTAGAACTCTACTTAATGCATCAGACATAGCCTTAGCATTCTTATTAAACTCAGTAAGGTCTAGGTTAATATTGACTTTTATATTCTGATCAGCCATTTTGATTTATTGGTTTTGCGTTTTCGTATTTTTTAAGCACTTCACTCAACTCATCGTTGGTCATTACTCTTTGCTTCACAAAGTTACGATTATCACAATCAAGTGATAAAAGTTCATTGGGATTTACTTTTTTACCTTTAGGCAATTGAATATTAATTAAAAGAGTGGTCTGCCATCTTATCTTTACCCATTCTTGCTCTTCTTTATGTCGATAACCATACCATACAAAATCTAGCTCTGCCATCGTCATATCCCAAAACAAATGGGGAAGCACTTGGCACTCCCCCATTGTATATCTTTCAATATCAATCCACTCTAATTTTTTTTTACCGCATCTTTATTTGCTTTCTTAGTAGTAGTTTCTTCTAGTCCACTATTTAAGCTTTCGGTCAATGCAGCCATTACTTCCTGGAACTTTTTGCCACCTATACCACCCATATCATCAATCCAGTCACATACTTCTAAGTCTGTGAACTTTGGAGTAATACCTTCTTTGTGTAAAGGGTATTCGGCAGCAGCTATAAATAAATTGCTTATAGCATCAAGTGATTCAGATCCGCTTAAAGCATCACCAATATCTGATGGACCAATGCCTTGAAGTTGACAGAATCTTTTTAAAGACCATGTACAAAACCTCATAGGTATTTTAGACCCATCGCTAAGGGTTAGTTCGTAATGTCCTCTCATATTTTGGTGTTTTTGGTGTTATTATGCGTTAGTAGCCTGAGTCAATACTCCTTGTCCTGTAAAAGAAGCAGAGTAAGTAACTGGAGATTCCATATCAGCAGTGATGTCTAAGCTTTCTACAAATGCAGAACCAGACCAGATTAAATCACCTACTATTGGAGTGCTACCATTAACTGTAGT